GACAGATCGTCCAAGGAGCGCATCAACTCATTAATTCTGGTCTCAACATCAACAGGGACAACTAAGGAACTGTCACCCAGGGGGATTCCAGCTGCCCCGCCTTCGTGCATGACGGCAGCTTGGATGGACCGGTTGTACTCGCTGATGATAGAACGGTCATCGGCACCAATACGCTGCCGGCGCAGGCCGCGCATGAATACCCGACGGTATTCGGATTCTAATTCAGCATCAGTACGGCTATTGACAGGAGTACCGTTATCAAGCTGCGGGTCGTCAGCAACTTCCAGTTCCATCTGCATATTAGCTTTCTTCTGCAAAGCCCGGACTTCTTCCATCAGGGCTTCGGCTTCAGTTACTTTGTTCTCGGCCAACAGTGCCCTGACTTTTGCCTTCTGCTCCTCCAGAGCCTGGAGTATTTCACGTAATTCTTTGCTCATTGTATATCCTCCTTAAAATAAAAATTGAGCTGTTATATCAGCTCTAACTCTAACGCCAGTATTTTCTTTTGTAGCTCTCTGGCCTTCACCTCCTCATCGGGGTCCGGACCCGGGTCGTCATCGGGCTCGGGTTCCGGTTCATTGGCCAGGAGCCCCTCCGGTGTATTTTTATACCTGCCCAGCACTTCTTTGTCCAGGCAGGCCGCCACCTGTTTCTTTTCTTCAATCTCGTCAGCAAAGCCACATTCTAAGCAATCATCGGCAGAAAGCCAGGTTTCGGCATCTAACATCTCCAATATTTCGTCCTTAGTTAATGCTGAGCGATCCTCATAAGCCACTACCATACTATCCCGGATCTTATCCATATCGTCCGCAATCTTGCGAAATTCCTGAGCGTTACCAACAGCCAAAGTCCAAGGGGAGTGGATCATCATCATAGCGTTTTTAGGCATCATCACTTTATCTCCTGCCATCGCTATCAGTGATGCTATACTAGCAGCTAGGCCATCAATATAAATGTGCACCTTGGCCTTATGTCTTCTAAGCATAGAGTAGATAGCTTGGCCAGCAAACACATCTCCGCCCGGGCTATTTACGCAAACATTCAAGACTTCTATGTCTCCTAATGCATCCAGCTCCTCCTTAAACTGTTTCGGGGTTACTTCATCACCCCACCAAGTCTCATTTGAGATTTCCCCATATAGGGTTAATTCACCGGTTTTTTCGCCCAGGGCTTTGAAGTTCCAAAACTTCTTATTCTTGCCCTTCAATGGCATCACCACCTTTTCGATATTGCTCCCCGGCCATTTCAATCGGCATCATATTCCCGTTAATCAACAGCCGGTCGCCGCCTTCCTTAGCTTCCAATTCCTCCAGAGCCCTGACTTCATTCGCTGTCAGGAAGCCAGATTGTATTGCTATCCGGTATCCTTCATAGCGAGTTTTCGGATCCGCCCGCAGGATAGCATTAACATTGAATTTGATATAGTACCCCTCGTCTAGTTCCTTCTGGGTAAAGAGCTTATACGTCAGCTCCTGCTCGTACCCGGTCAGGATGTCCATGAGGGTATCAATGTAAAACTCCCGTTGCTGCTCGCTTATGTTTGTATGGGTAGCCCTATCTAGGTCGTTGAGCTGGTGGTTTTTGACACCGAACGCTGTCGCAATCTGCTTAATAGTGAGCTGGGTATTTTCGATAAACTGGGCATCTGCCATAGTTAAACTTAATGGCTGGAACTGGTACCCAATCGGTAGCAACGATACCCGGTTAGCGTTTTTCAACCCGCTGGCCATGCTCTCAAACTTTTCGCGGAACGTCTTTTGAGCATCCGGACTTAAATCACCAACATAGTGAATGATACCTTTCGTTTGTAGGCCAGTTTTAAAGCTGTTATTAAGGTATTGTGATGCTGCTCCCGCGTTCTCAATAGTGCTTTTTAGTTGCTCTAAAGGTGTCATTCCTACTATCCCATCAAAAGTTAGACCCTTTATATGCAGCAACTCATCTGGTCTGAGCTTATACTGTTTGCCATCTTCCCCCGTGTAGACATACCATAGGCTTCCTTTCCCTGGTAGCAATCCCGAATTATCGATATAAATCGTTATCTTCGTACTGTCCAAAGGGTAAAGACCCTGCACCTTACCAGCATTTCTACCTACAGTAGCAACATCAAGCCAAGCATAGGCATTACCGTATGTGTTCCGCTGAACCTCAAGGCACTTAAAAAAGTCCCGGCTGCTCATCCAGGGGTTGGGCCGTATCTTCAATAAAGGTGTTAGGTAGTGTTCGCTGGTAGTCTGTGTTCCTTCTCCATCCTGATAAACTTTTACGGGCAGCTTCCCAACTGCATCAGCCAGGATGCGTATACAAGCGTATACCGTAGCTTCTTTTAGTGCATTCTTGCCTCGATAGCTTATTTCATCAACTTCAACGCCTAACATCTCTAATAGCCGCCGATCGTTGATGTCGATTACATCTGGCGGGGATGTTTCAGCTCTGATCCGGGGGAATATCTTATCCCAAATTGCCAATACCTACACCTCCTATTAACCCCAGAGCCTGTCGAGGAAACTTTCCTCAGCATATTGTGATACGTCTATCTTAGGGTCGGCGTGCATCGCCCGGACATGTGAGTTCATTAGTGCAGCTGCTGGGTCAATGCGCTGCCTTGATTTCTCTTTATCCAGCATGATGTTCTGATTATGATCCATCCTAACCACAGCATTGCCCATCGCCCATGTCAGTACCGGGTTACCGTCATGGATGACGTTGCCCAGATACACCTGGTCACGAAAATCCTTGGTCGGCCCGGCCAGGGTTCGCATCCCCTGGATAATCTCTACTACCATAAAGCCATCGTCAGTCATCTCCTGGTTGAACTGCGTGGCGTTCCAGGGGTCTACGCAGAGCTCTTTTACTACCCAGCCATTCTGTTCTACCTGTTTCTTGATGTAGTCCATGATATAGCGGTAATCTACGACCGCGCCATCTGTTAGCGTTATCCAGCCCTGTTTAACCCATAGGTCATACGGTACTTTATCTGTTTTGCGTTTATTTTCTAATGTTTCCTCCGGCATAAAAGAATGAGAAAGAACGGCATATTTGCCACCTTCAAATGGGAATTCAAAGCCCACACTGGTTAAGTCAATTTTGGATGACAGGTCAATTCCCGCATAGCATTCGCATCCGGTAAGGTCTGGCATGGCTTCCGCTTTACAGGCGGCCCACTTAGCTAGGTTCATATAGCCGTGCTCCCGCTGGTTCAGCCAGACATTGAAGTTTTTGGTCATTACGTCGCGCATCTTCTCGGGAGCTTCCAGAGCTATATCTAGCCGCTTGCGAATGTAATCAATTCCTTCCGGGTATGAGCAAAGGATAGGATTAGCTTTTTCCCAGTAGGTTTCATCTTGGATGTCATCAATCAGATTGCCTTCATCATCCCGGTCCAGCTCGTTAATCATTACAAAGTAGTTTTCATTCTGGTACGGATGATTAGGATCAAGTATTTTAGATACCAGGTCATATTCAACCGTATAGCAGGGATTGGCCAGGTCAAAACCTGCAGTTGTGATAATCATCAGTAACGGCTGCGGCCGGGCACCCATGCCTGAATCAATGATGTCATAAATCTCTGAGGTTTCATGGGCATGGTACTCATCAATAATTCCGCACTGGGGATTCAATCCGTCCCCGGTTTTACGGTCCTCTTTTGATAGTGCCCGCATTACTGAGCCGGATTTTAAATACATTATCCGCCCATAAGCTATTTTATATTTACCCTTGAGCTCCCGGCAGGCGTTCAACATGGCTTCGGTCTCTTCCCAGACTATTTTTGCCTGGTCAGTTTTAGTTGCAGCACAATAAACCTCGCTTGTCCCTTCGCCCAGCACCATCAACTCATAGGATCCAACACATGAGAGACTCTGGGATTTTGCGTTCTTCCTGCCCACCTGCCAATACGCTTTATTAAACCTACGGTACCCAGTGTCCTTATGTACCCAACCGTAGATATTACCAAATATAAACTTCTGGATGATATGCGGTTCTATCCGCTGCCCCTGCAGGATTCCCTTGCGGTGTTTAAAGAGCTTCATCCAGTTTAGGAAGTGCAGGGCTTTCTCAGGGACAAAGATATACGGAAACTCATTTGTACCCTGCCGGGCCAAGTCATCCAGGAAGCGCTGACAGGCCCATCTATGTTTTTGACCGGCAATAGTTTTACTGGCTAGGACCCCCTGGCTATACTCTATAAGCTCCTCCAGGAGCGGGTAATTTAAAGGATAAGGTCTATACACCACCAAACATCCGATCGAACGGAGTCTCCTCTTTTTCTTCCTGCTTAGGCAGGGTAAATTTATATCGTGATGCTGGAGTTAGTCCAAACTCTGCGCAGTATTTCTTGTACATATCGGCGTATTTTTGAGCAACCATAGCATAAGGATTTACTATTAGGTTTTTTGCCCCCGCCTTATTTGTATGAACTCCGACAAGTGTGGTATCGTTAATTTTGCTCGTCGCCAGCACATATTTTGAGTAAGCATCACAACACATTGCAAGAGCGCCTGTATCTAAATTGGATATTAAATTAAGCTCCTTAAGCTCTTTCACCAAGCGCCGCCATTCTTTTTTTGCCTCTTCATCGAGCCAACTAGGGCACCTTATCCGGTTTGCATTACCCTTTAATTTCCGCTCTGCTGCAAGGCGACTTTCTTTTTCTTTTTTTGTAAATCTTTTTTTATTAAATTCAACTGGTATCACCTGTCTGGCCATAGTTATCACCTCCAATTGAAAAAGGAGCCTCACTTGGCCCCTTTGTTTTCTATTTATTTTCTAATCCCCGGAAAATTGTAATTCCCCTTCTAAACACACATAATAGCAAGGGTTTATGTAGGGATTTCAAGTTTTTTATACGGTGTTTTAACCCCGTCCCTGATTAAGTGGACATCATCATCCGAGCCAACATAATCAATAAACCGCTTTACCCCCACATCCGCATATTTCTCATCCAACTCGATGGCATAGCAGATGCGATCCAACTGCTCACAGGCAATCCCGGTGGAAAAGCTACCGGAGAAGGGGTCGAGAACAATACAGTTGGTCATGGATGAGTTTTTAATTGGATAAGCAACTAGTGGTATGGGCTTAGTAGTCGGATGGCTTTCACTTCGTTTGGGCCTATCGAATTCCCAAATCGTGTCCTGCTTTCTGTCCGCATACCATTTATGCTTCCCTGTCGGCTTCCACCCGTAGATTACGGGTTCATGCCTGAAGTGAAAATCCCCCCTGGATAACACTAGTGAGTTCTTTACCCACACACATACTGCCGATAAATGAAATCCTGCATCCCTAAAGGCTGTTCTAAAATTAATCCCTTCGGTGTCAGCGTGAAAAACATAAATGGCCGCACCGTCATCCATCACGTCATAGGTACATTTATAAAACTTCAAAAGAAATTCATAGAACTCCCGATCCGACATTTTATCGTTTTTGATTTTCAGCTTATCCTTGGTTCCACCCTGGATGTCGATATTATATGGGGGATCTGTCACCACCAGGTTAGCCTTTTTGCCGTCCATTAGTTTTTCATACGTTTCCGCTTTAGTGCTATCCCCGCAAAGTAGCCGATGCCTTCCCAGTAGCCACAAGTCACCGGGTTTACTGATGACCGGTTCCTTTAAGGCTTCATCCACATCGAAGTCATCTTCTTTGACATCCTTGTCGTAAACCTGACTGAACAGGTGCTCAATCTCAGCGGCATCAAAGCCGGTAAATATGTCTTCTAACCCTTCAAGTTCCAGTGCCAGCAGTTCAGTGTCCCATGTAGTAAATTCTGCGGTCTTATTATCCGCTATCCTAAAAGCCTTAATTTGCTGCTCCGTTAAGTCCTCGGCCCTAATAATTGGTACCTCTCCAAGCTCAAGTTTCTTACCCGCTAAAAATCGGGTATGCCCGGCGATGATTACATTGTCTTTGTCAACGATAATCGGGTTTTTAAAACCAAACTCTTTTATACTGCCAGCTACTATATCGACTGCTTTATCATTCTTTCTAGGATTGTTTACGTAAGGTATTAACTTGTCTATAGTTATATATTCAATTTTTAACTGCATATATTAACCCTCCCTAGTTTTTAAAGGGATTTTTGTGCAAGGAAAGGTCCCCGCGCGGTCCCTGGGCCTCTCGTAAAAAATTTTCCGACCCGCCCTACCCTATCATTTGACACTGTGTCTCCTGTTGTGACAACTCGCACACAAACTCACAAGATTGTCCATATCTAATCGTTTACTCCAAACCTTACTGATCTCTACCCGGTGATGCACTGTATCAGCCTGGGTGATCCTATTCTCCCGGAGGCAATCCTGGCATAGGTAATTGTATCTAGTTAATACCCGCTGCCGCGCCGCCTGCCAAGCACGGCTTTTATAAAACAACTTTGATTTTTGGTCCCGTAAATAAATGTCGTAGTGTCTGGCAGCTTCGGCTCGCTGCTTCTTGTCATCCTGTTTATGCTTCGCACAATACCCCGCCTCTACTAACTTAAAGCACCCGGGCTTTGCACAGGGACGCTTAGGTTTTGCCGGCATGGTGCACCTCCATATTATTTCACGTGAAATATTTGCTGGCATAAAGAAAACCCCGCCGATTGGCAGGGGCTTATCCTGTATATGTTTGAGCAGCGGACCACCATCCCGGAGATAATCCGGCAGGCGATTGGCAGGCACCTGGAGGAACACTGCACTGACCCAACCGCCTCC